CATCATCTCCGTCAATAAAAAATCCAAAGCAAGTCTCACCACCCTTTAAATTTATTGTTGCTCCCATACCACCTTGACCACTTCCAAAAGCAGGGTCCATCATAATCTGTGCCCAAGGCAAATCATTATCAGGAAGAACATTACCATCAAAAGTATGATGACCAACAATTCTTACCTTACATCTTGCTGCCCACACTTGACCGTCAGAACCCTTTTCTTCTGAAAACTGAGATTTACTTTTCCAAGAATTTTGATTTGCTACTTGTCCAATCCACCAATAAAAACCATCTTTGCCAATGTAATTGGATTTCAATAAAGATTCTTCAATCATCGTAAATTCTACACTCCAGTGCGTTTGGGTTTAAATCGCAAAATAATTCTAATGCATTTGGTATTAAAGTATTATTTGGATTATTCTTTTGATATTCCAAAAGTTCTTCCAAATGTGCTTCTAAGTATCTTTTTCTTTGTTTATTTAATGATGAATTTCCCAATTCATCATTTATAGTATGTATGAATTGTTGTAAATCCATTTTTCTTACCCGTTTTGAGGACCGTAAAGACCGTAACTATCACGAATTAATTTTACACTTGTAACCATTTGATTTCCTTCAAAATGATGTCTCAATTCTTTAATCAAATAATTTCCACTTTGCTCATCATCTGCTTCTTTATTATCCGATCTTTTGATTCTCGGAAATTGTGCATTTATAATATCTCCAACTTTCAGTTTTATATTACAAGGTATAACCATATTTAGTGCTTGAGTGAATAATAAATTATATCTAGAATAAGACATTGACATATCCGCACCACTTCTTGACTTGCCACTTACAGTTCCATCATTATTCAAATTTCCTCTATCAGAAATTTTAAACATAATTCTACTAATACTATCTCCAAATTCATCAGAAACAGCAATATTCTTAGACGCACCTAGTTTATTTTTAACTTGGTCTTTCACTGTGTATTTGTAAATATCTAAAGTGTTTGAATACAAATCAAAATAATATGTTTTATTTGAATACATACCAACTCTCAATGATTTCATCAAATCAATATTCTTTTCATACTTATAGTTTAAAATTCTAAAATTTGTTTCTACATTATTACTCTCAATGATTGGAGCATATTGATAATTATATATTGATTCCTTATCGGCACTATTGTTTTGAATTTGAGTGCTTGAAACTAAACTATCAATACTTCTAAAATTAAACCCATCTTTGTTTTCATAGAATAAGAATCCTGCAGTTCCTTTTGCGATTCCACTATTCTCTCCACCTGATGTTCCAGAGTTTTGACCATTTGCAGGAACTGCTTTTGGTCCCAACCAAGTCAAAGTATGAAATGGTTTTCTATTGTTTCCAATAAAAGAAAAATCATTTGATGTTCCTTCTATATTTTCACTCTTAAATTTTTTAGTTTTTAATACATCTTTTAAAATTTTAGTTACTGTAGTTTGAATATTACCTGTATATTTTCTTTCACATCTGACAGTATCATTCGTCAAACCTTCACGAGAAACTAAGTGTAAAGTGAACATTTCACTTGACTTTTGTGCATCAAGATTGCTAACCTTATAAACATAAAAAGCAGTATCACCGTCAAATAAAAATTCACCAAATGCAGTATCAACACTAATGGAAACTTTTTCTCCACCACGAATTGGTAAAAGATTAAACAAACTTGTACTATTAACTATTTGTGCAGTAGCAGTTATACAAGGAGATAAAATATCCTCAAAGTAATCAAAAAACAATAATGAATTGGTAATATCAATTTTTTTGCTACCATCTAATGATTGTATGATAAAATAATTTGGTTTAAATGCTGCTACAGATTGTGACATTAGCTTGCTGACAGATTAGTAAGTAACATAGTCTTCATAAGACTATTTACCAGTTGTCCTTCATCTGGACCAGGAAGAATTACAGTTCCTCCACCACCACCTCCAACTGGAATAAAGACTGGTTTTTGTTGTCCTCCTCCACCTTGAGGACTCATCATCATTGGTATAATTGTTGTAACCTGTTGTAGTTGATTATAAGAAGGGTATTGTTGGAGATTTTGAATCATTCCAGATTGATATGCAGCAATTGCCTCTGGAGTTAAATCTGGACCTCCTATTCCAGGTCTCTTTGAAGCATCCATTATTGCTTTAATTCTGGAAAGATTTGAATTTGGATCACTTGCTTCATTTGCAATAATAGATTTATGGTACATTACATTTAATTTCTGTGCTTTTGCTAATTTTTCAACCAATTCAGCAGTTTTTAAATTATATTCCTTTTCTCCAGGAGCACCAGTTTCACCTTTTGTTACATCAGCGTGTCCTGCAAAAATATGATATGCACGTTTAGGGTCTTTCATCATTGCTTCAACTATTCTTTTTGCATTTGCTTCAGCACCTAATGCCATATCTGACTCTAGAATATTTCCACCTCTATTTGTAACACCCAATCCTCCTCTAAAATTTTTACCATAAGTCCCGAAACTAGAAACAAGTGCTTGAGAAACAGCAGTATCTGGACTGGTATTGCTTGGGATTAATCCTGTCTTTTGTCCTTTTGCATTTGGGTCTGCGTGTAATTCTAAAACAAAAGGATTAGAACCTGCTCCCGAAACTCCTGCCTTTGGTTTGACTTTTACATTGCCACCGAATCTAAAATACTTATCTCCCTCACTTGTAGGTATTTCTAATTTTTTACTTCCTTGTCTAACTTCAAAATGAACGTGAGGTCCCGTAGAATTTCCTGTGCTTCCTACATTTCCAATTACAGTTCCAGGTTCTATTTGTTGTCCTTCTTTGACTGATATTTTACTTAAGTGCCCATAAAAACTACTAGAACCACCAGGATGTGCAATTTGTACAGCATATCCATACCCACCATCATTAAATTGTGCGTATGTTACTTGACCAGGTTGAATCACACTTACTGGTGTTCCTTCCGTAATAGCATAATCAACACCACTATGAATTCTTCCCCATCTCCAACCATAAGGAGATGAAGTATATTTGCTGGGCATTTGACCACCTTCAGCAGTCATATCTGGAAGTTCTCCTGGAATTTCAGGAGCATCTGGAATTGCATCTGGGTCTAAACCGTAATCCAACATCATTTCATCAGAACCAGCAGCAGCTGCGGCACCATTTACCACAGAAGCAAATGACTTATAGACAAAGTTTTCAAACTTTCCTACAGAGTCACTAAATCTGTTTATTACATCACCAAATCCACTTTCTTGAACTGATGCCTTTTGTTGTTGTTCTTGTGCCTTTAGTTTTTCTTCAACTTTTCCAGACACACCTCCAGCACCACCAGTTGCAAGTTCATATGCTCTATCTGCGGTGTAACCACCCAAAAATCCACCTGCCATACTTCCAATTACAAAACCAAGCCCAGGTATTGGAATTAGTGCTTGCCCAATGGCACCACCAAGTAATGAACCAGCAAGATTGCCCACTGCTCCCGATGCTGCTTGACCTGTGCTTTCTCCCTCTGCCAATCCCTGAGCAAAATCCAATCCAGAAAAAACTGCATTCAAAATACCTACAGATTTGAGTCCTCCAAATTGTAACTTAGAACCAGAAACTATTGGTTTTGGTGGTCTCAATCCTCTTGTATTTTGAGGAGCACCCATTTTTCCTCTTGGAGGGAACATATTACCAAGAAAACCAGCAACATCAAGTGCCCCTCCAAGTAAAGATGATAATAAATTTCCAGGAGAACCAAAACTTGAAGCAATGTTTAAGTTCGCAAGTTCTTTAATTTTTCTTTTTTCAGGTAATTTTATTCTATTAATTTCTTTATTTTGAGTGTTTAAAAACTTAGAGAAATCAACAACATCTCTCTGAATTCCTTTTAGTCTTCTTGAGGAATCTCCACTAAAAGAAACTATGTTATTGGAAGCAGAAACTAAAGGAGAAGAAAGTACTTTTTTCATTATCCGTCTACTATATTATAAACCATTCTTGAATATAAAACTAAAAAATTATCAGTGTTTGCAGAAGGTAATAATGGAACTGATGGACCATTTTTTTGAGTTGATGGTGGTGCAGAAATACCTCCTCCACCACCTTGAGATTGTTGAGGCATTGCACCAGACAAATCTATTGGTACAATATTTGTTTGTGATTGTGCTGCTGTTTGAGCAACTTGAGAAACACCTGTTGCTAAGTTGTTGTATTCTTCTAATTTTAATTTTCCAGCCTTATATGCTGCAGCATATTCTTTAGGCAATTCCTCATAACTACCTCCTATTCCTGGTTTTGGTTTATATGTTTTTTCCAATCCTGGAGTCAATTTTTTATACCATTCTCCAGTTTTAACTGATCCATATTCTGGATCAGGACCCCCAGAATAACCACGATCAGTTCTATAAACAATATACTTATCTCTAAGTAATTGTGATATTTTAGCACCAGAATAACCTTGAGTGGTTAATGCTTCAGGAACTCCAGCACCTCTCGTCTTAATTTCATTTGCAGAAAATCTTGCTTGGAATCTCAATCCCTCAGCAGTTTCTTTTATTTGACCTTTGGTCTCATCCCAAACCCCAGCCTTTTTGGCCTGATCGATTAAAGCAGTTCTTCTATCTTGATTCCAACTAAACATACCAGTATTAGGAATTTTTGCAGAAGGATCAGTATGAGTTCCAAACAAGTTTTTATTGTCCATCCCACCTTCTCTGCCAATTTCAGCAATTAATCTTTTTGCTCCCTCATCAGTATATCCAAGATTTCTATATTCATCATATAAAACTGCTGATTTGCCTGCCATAGTAGATATATCACCACTTTTCAAATTACTATAATCCACTGGAGATCCAGGACCAGGACCTCCAGGACCAGGACCTCCAGGACTTCCCCCACCACCTCCTGCACCACCACCAGGAGGTTTGGAAGGACCCTTTCCAATACCAATCATTGTATTAATTGCTGTAATAAATCTTTCTATTGCAGAACTAAACGTTGATATGATGTCTCCACCATCTCCAGGTTGAAGCATTCCTGCTCTAATTTCATCAACATTAGAAAGAGCATTCACTGTGCCAGCACCAACAGCACCCAATCCAAGAGCACCAGCACCAAGGGCAAGCATTTTGCCTCTTCCCTTGAACATATTACCAAGTCCTCGTGGTGCGCTCTTTCTGACACCACCCATGGGAACATCAACATCAATGTCAATTCCACCTCCACCACCTGGAGATGCTTTTGGAAGATTTGATAATTGTTGTACTATTTTTACAATGACCTGACGAATCAATTTTGCAACTTCAAAACTTTCTGTAAATGATTTAGAAAGATTTTTTAAATTGTCACTTATTCTATTCACAAATTTTTTGTTGCCAAAAAACTGAATGAATTGTATTACACTCTTATAGGTACTTAAAAACTTACTTAGAATGCCGGTTGGTTTCGCAGAATCAACATCAGATACTCTTTTCTTATAATCTGTAGTGAAACTTTGAAGAGTATTATTTAAAGTGCTTGTTATATTGTTTGTAATATTTGTAGAAATAGTACTTACGATTGAATCTACTGAAGATGGGACTGGTTTTGCAGTCCCTCTTTGAAATCCTACTATTTTATTTGCAGCAGAAGCAATTGAAGATGTTCCAAGAAAAGAACCACCAGAAATAAAATTTTTGGCGAGTTGTTGGTTTGTATTCTGCTTACCTACTATTCTTTCTGGGTTCAGAACCGAACCTATTACCATCTTGCTTTCTTATTTTAGAATTATTTATTGAGCATTTTGTTGTTTTAGTTTCTCATCTTCAATATGTTGTTGGAGAAGTGCTAAGTAAATATCTCTTTCCCAAGGCATCATATTTTCAACATCCCTAATCGGCCATTTATGAAATTGAAGTAATGCAAAATTAATTCTAAAGTATGACTCCAATTCCATATAAGCCATACTCAACCGAAAAAAGATGTTAACCCCTCCAACGTAACTTCACTTTCCACTCCAGTCTTTGGATTCTTAACTTTTACTTTGTGTGCAAGTTTTGGCATTGTATTAAAAAAGTTTTCAACCTGTTTGAATTGATTTGAATCAAGTGTTTCAATCCAAGAAACTAATTCTTTTTTAGTACAATCAGATGCTGCCCAACTTTCTTCTTCATTAAAGATCATATCAATACAAGAAGCAATAATATCTAAAGATTTTTCAATATTTGATGTACTTTGCTCTGTGTTAAAATCAAAATTATTTTTAATAAACTGGTCTAAAGATGGATACTTCATTCTTAAAACTAAAGAACTATCAAGTTTAATATCCGTGCTATGATTTTCTTCTTTTTGAACTTGAATCTCATCAATATAAATTGTGACTGGAACTTGAGTTTCCATATCATCACCACAAGTAATAATTAATTCAATAGACTCACCAACAGATTTTGAACGAAGGTTTAAGAACAAATATTCAATATCAAAAGTTGGAAGTTCTTCTACTTTAATTGCTTTTGTTAAAATACAATCTTTTAATACTTGCTTGATTGCATTTGTAATTTCTTTTGTATCTTGACTTTCAAGAGCAAGAATTAATATCTTTTCTTCTTTGACTAGAAATGGTCTGTATTTAATTGTTTTCCCAGTTGATGGCAAAACCAATTCATACGTTGGTGTAGAAATCTTAGGTAATGGCATAATTCAATAGTTCAGTGCTTTTATTTATTTACTCCTCGTTTTATGTTTTTCAATTACATAACGGGAGTAACTAAAGGTAACTATTGTTTTAGTGATTGTACTTCCTTCATAAGTCACTGGCATTGCTGCTATGTTTGTAGGGAAAGCATCAATCAAACGATAAGTTATTCTTGGCACATCATTAGTTCTATTCAAATCTCTTTCAAATTTTACAATTGATATAATTCTCTTATATGTGTCGGGATATTTAAGTCTAAAGAAATCTGGACGATTTTTTGCGTCTCCCTGTCCCCTTGAATTTGCTTTAACTTCTCCAGCATCTGTATAAACAGGATTGATATAATTCATCCATTCTTCAAAAAGACGAATGAGTTTATAATCATAATCAACATAAAATGTCATTGTAACATCTGGATAAACTCTTTTAGTTGGAAACCTCTCTATCACTCCTTGACGTGACCCAATCTCTTCCGTGACATCAAAGGTTGCGCCAGGAAGTGAAGTCTCCGCACAATAAAAGTCAAATTTTGAAAATTCTCCATCACTTGTAATTCCTGCATCTGCCAACCAATTCATCAATAAATCACCATCACCACGATTAGTCAAGTGCAATGATACCTTAAATTGACTTGTAAGGGATAATTTACCAAAGATTTCTAATGCTTCATCTGTTGTCTTATACAAAAAACCAACTTCAGGTTGTCCTGCTCCTGGTCCTCTTGATGCCATTTATAAATACGATTAAGATTATATAATATGTATGCCTCGTAACGAAGATAGTAAGTATAGGCAAGGAAAATATAGACCACAAAACCCAGAAAAATATAATGGTGACCCAACAAACATAGTTTATAGGTCATCATATGAATTGAAGTTTATGCAATATTGTGACCTAACTGAAAGTGTAAATGGTTGGAAATCTGAAGAATTTTGGATTCCTTATCGTTCTCCAATTGATAATAAAATTCACAGATATTTCCCAGACTTCTTCGTTAAATATAAAGACAAAAATGGAAATAACAGACATCTGGTTGTAGAAATTAAACCACAAAAAGATTTAAAAATGCCAGAAACAAATCCAAAAAGAAAAACAAAATCTTGGGCATATGCTGTTAAAACTTGGGCAGTAAATCAAGCAAAATGGGAAGCAGCAAAGGAATATTGTGCAGACAGAAATTATGAGTTTCGTGTTCTGACAGAAAAAGAATTAGGTATCAAATTATGATAGCAGAAGAAATTATAAAAGAAACGGGAGGAAAATATAAAAGCACCAGTTGGTATGTCAATTCATTGATGAATTCTTTATTAGAATACAACAAAAAAGATATCAATCAATTAGATACTGGATTTATAATTCCTGGTGATTTAGTATTTTTTATGTACAATGCCAAGTATCCTCAAAGATATGATTATTGGGATATGCATCCACTATCTTATATCATTGAAGTAAATCCAAGAGAAGGTTCTTTTTTTGGTTCAAATCTTCACTATCTAACACCAAAGTATCGTGAAGCAGTTGCAAATTCTTATCTAAATAAATCAGGTATTGTAAATGCACCCAAGAAAACTTTACATAAATATCTCTTCTCTGGAGTAATGAGTGATTTCTTTAAAGTGCCTGAAGGAGAATGGGCAGGAGTATCTTTACTTCCAACAGAGAAATTTGTGGATAGACGAGGACAACCAGTATTTAAAACCAAAGTTTGGGACGCACCATAAATGTCTGACTGGATAATACTAAACGACAATTATTACACATCACAACCAAGTGGTGCGCCAACTTCAATTAGACTTGGAATTGAATACAACTATAAAACAGGAGATTATCAACTTAAAGAGCAACCACCACATAATGTAATTTCCCCTTCTGTATTTTTTCTAAATGGTAGTTGGACTAGTGATGCTATAAAAGATCCAAAATTATTTCAGGATGGGGATCCAAATAAACCCACACAACTAGCAAAACAATATTCAGAAAACATCAATAAAGTATCTTATGCTGCTTTTCAGACGAGAGGAGGAAGCGCAAAAGGCAATAAGATTAATGCGGCAGCGCAACCACAGAATCAAGGAAGATTTATTGTCTACAATGCCCCTGCTGGAGCAGGACCACCACCTTCATTGCCTGGATTGGGAGGAACATCACTCACTGCCCCACCAGGACAAGGAAACTTTTTTGACCCTGGACTTAATTTAGGAAATTATAAAAATTTCCAAAGTAAAAATGAAAAAGAATTATTCAAAGGTCTTTTAAAGTACCCAAAAGATATTCTTGAGAATCAACAAGATACTCTTCACATTACAATGTTTAATTATAAACCACCTCTTGAAGAATTATTTGATCCAGCACCAGGCAAAGCAATAGATATAAAATCTATATTCACTGAAGGAGTTCAAAGAAATAGTGCATTAAAAGATCCAATCGGAACAGTCATTCTACCAATCCCATCTGGAATCTCGGATTCCAACAATGTGGAATGGGGGGATGATAGAATGAACAACATGTCAATAGCAGCTACTGGATATGTAGGTAAAAATTTGCTTGGAACTGGAATTCAACAATCTCTTGTTGCACTTGCTGCTGCCATTGCACAACAAAAGGGGGGATTAAATCTGCCATCAGGAGCAATAAATCAAGCAGCATTATTAAAGGGTGCAGGTGCTGACTTAAATATGCCAGAGATAAAAACAGCATTAATGTCAATGGTATTGAAAAATGCTGGATTTGAAGTTTCCCCCGAAAGTATTTTGGCAAGGGGTGCTGGATTGGTTCCAAATTCAAATCTTGAACTCTTATTCAGAGGTCCAACTCTCCGTCAATTTCAATTCGCATATCGTTTTAGTCCAAGAAGTGAACCAGAGGCAGCAGATGTAAGAAGAATCATCAGATTCTTCAAGCAAGGAAGTGCTGCAAGAAAACTTAATGCAACAAAAGGTGCTGGTTATGGTTCAGTATTTCTTGGTTCTCCTAATGTGTTTAAGTTGGAATATAAAACTGTAGGAGGAAAATCAATCGCAGGTGTAAATAAATTTAAAATATGTGCTCTTCAAGGAGTATCCGTAAATTATGCTCCTGATGGTCAATGGTCAGCATATAAAGAAGGACAACCAGTTTCTTACACAATGTCTTTAGGATTTCAAGAAATTGAACCCATATACGAAAGTGATTATCAAGATACAATATTTGATGGTCTATCTGGTGATTATAATGAAATCACAGAAAACGATATAGGATACTAATATGTCATACTTCAGAGAACTTCCCAACTTTGAGTACGTCTCAAATTTTCCAAATCAAAGTTTTAATGATGATTATACTGTAACAAAAAATCTATTTAAAAGAGCAAAACTTAGAGATGATATTGCAAATGCAGTTTCTGCCTTTGAATATTACCAAATAATAGATAATGAGAGACCAGACCAAGTAGCACAAAAAGTTTATAATGATTCATCTCTTGATTGGGTTATTCTAATCTCAAATAACGTTACAAATCTAAATGACCAATGGCCTTTAGATAATAATAGTCTTTATAAGTATCTTTTGGATAAGTATGGTGATGACGAAACAATAGCACAAGTCCATCACTACGAAACGATAGAAGTTAGAGATAGTTTTGATAGATTGATTCTTCCTGGTGGTTTGCAAGTTGATCCACAAAAAACAATATCAGTCACAACAAACACAACAGATACTGAATATAATCTATCTGAGTTTCCAAGTGCTGATGCCGACAATGTAATCACAATTAATTTAAATCAATTTGTTCGTGTTTTTGGAAATTATATATCTAACGAAAATACTGATGCCATTGTAAAAGATATTGAAACTAATAAATCCTTCCTACAAGTAAAAGCACGAGATACAAACACACCAATTTCAATTATAAACACTTTATCAAATTGGCCTAATAGTTGGGGTGGAAGTTTTTCAGTAGTTGGAAGAAACAGTATATCTACAACTATACAAGTCGGTGATGTTGTCTTTGATAATGATGTTGCATTAGACCCAACACTGTATGAAATTGTCGGAGAAATTCAAGACGGAAAGGTTGTTCCAGTATTTAAATTCCTACCTCAATCCTAAATAAAAATAAAAAATGGCAACTCCATTACCTGGCGTAAAAATAAAAATATCTACAGAAAAACAAGATACCAAAATCACTGCACCAGCAGGAAACGTAGTATCAACAAAAAATAGTTTTAAAGCAGTTTCAAATTATGAATATGAGGTTGACCAAAACGAAAAAAAAAGACTTATTTTAATTCTAAAACCAGAATTTCTTTCAGTATTCATAAGTGATATGAAGAACATTATGAAATATGATGAGTCTTCTCAATACATTAATCAAACAACTAAACGTGGTTATAATCCAAAAACAACTGGGGTATGAACCCTACAGACAAAAAAATACCCCCGATTTTTTTCGGGGGTAAAATGGATTTAAAAGTTGATTTTGAAATCAGTCTGATGCCAACTTTTGAAAGTATGAAAGTGCGTCATCTTCATCTTCATCATCATTAGAAACAGAAGAACGAACTGAAGTAGTTTCTTTCGCAGGACGTGAAACTTCAACTTCTTCCTCCTCATCAATCGTCTCGGGGTCTTGATACTTAGGAGTTCCTTTGAGACCAAGTGTATAATCAAGACGTTTCTTCAAATCTTCATAAGACTTGAACTCACCTGGAGCAACAAAGTCATTCAAGTTGTTGAGTGTCTTATAGATTGTTTCCAGTTCATCATCGTCTTCAAGAAGAACAGAAGATGGTGCGAACTCGGACTTATCGTAGTTCCAATAACCATCTTTCTTTACCAACTTCAGTTTGAAGTTAGCACCCTTCCAGAAATCAAAAGGATTGATTGGTTCTTCATCATCAAACTCTGGTTGCATAGAAGCCATAATCTTATCAAAGATTTTCTTACCAAACTTATAAAGAAAAACTTTTCCTTCGTTTGATGGATTTGCAGGGTCTTTTACAACATAAATGTTTGCAAAATAAGAAAGTTTACGCTTACGATCACGAACAATATTTTGATTGTCCTTACTGCCAGTATTCCAAAGTTCACGGTTTGCTTCACATACAGGACAGTTTTGTCCCAAAGTAGTGAGGCAATTATCAATCATCCATTTTCCATTTGATTGAAATGCGTGAGACCAAACTTGAACCCAAGGCAGATCACAACCCTCTGGTGCAGGAAGAAATCGAATGATTGCGGAACCAGTACCACCCTTATCCATTACAGGTTTCCAAAAACGATCATCATCTTTGGAACCACTGTCGTTAAGTTTCTCAACTTGTTTGATGAGTTTTTCGGTCAAAGAACCCAGCTTTGATTGCTTCTTCAAATCAGCAAATGACATTTGTATTCTCCATATTAGTTGTATTGAGACGTATTGTACATATTAATTGTAGCAGTAATGAAGTTATTTGTCAAGTGTTTCTTCAAGGTTTTGGATTGACTCTTCCAGTTTTTCAAAGAAAGCATTCAAATTATCTCCTGGTTTCAATCCAAAAATTTTGGCAGAATCCAGAATTCTATTTTTCATTTCAATTGCTTCTGGGTCATCAGACAATGATAATCTAAAAACAAAATTTTTTTGTTTTTCTAAAAAAAGTTTCATCTTATCAAGATGTTCCTTTTTTTGTTTTGAGTCAAAGAAAGGAAGAGAAAACAATTCATCAAAAATACTCTGCTGAAGTTCTTCCAATTCAAGTAAAGATTCTCTGACTTGTTCCGAATCAAAAAATCTACTCATAACACAATCTCCTGAAGAACTTTCTTGTACTTTGCTACATCAATATTTAGAAATGGTTTGTATTTTATAATTCTTAACCTAACGGTTTCCCATACTGGGTCTGTTATTTTTTTATCAAATTTTTTAACATAACCCAATATCATATCCAATATCACCATTGTTTCTAAACTGACTGCTTTTTGAAAATACTTTTTAAGAATTTCTGGATGTTGATTGTTTTTTATCTCAAACAATTTTTCAAAATTATCCTTTTGGATAAAAATTTCACATTCAGTTTTAAACAAATAAAAAAGACTCTGAGATTTTTTCAACCAATTAGTATATGTTTCTTCCCCACTACGAATAATTTCACCAATCCAAAGTGATTGTGGGTCATTACATTCAACAAAATTTGCAACAAAATATGCTTTGATTTCATCATCACTCTTCTGTCTAGAAGTTCGTTCAAAGAAAAATCTATCTTTCCTCTTATGAAAAGAGTCCAGAGATGCTCTGGACTTTCCACAATACTTAAAGTAATCGTATGATGGTTTATTAAAATGATTTTTTATTGCAAGATAGGTTTTATATACATCAAATGGAGTCACAACGGCAATTTAGCACGAGTAGTTTTTTTCAAAAAATTCAATTCAATAGCATCATTTTTAATTTTTTCCTTTAATGGTTTTGAAATTAGTTTAGAAACCGTTTCAATTTCAATGCTATTCTCTTCACAATAAGTAACGATTGCATCAATATAATTAATTTTAGAATTTTTTACAATATTTTCTATATCCTGTGCAAACCTTTGAGGACATAAAAATTTACTATTTAATTCGTCCTTTACTTTATCATTCATATTGGTGAAGTTTATCTCTAACAAATTCTCTAATATATTCGGTGAGTAATTTAATGTATTTTTGTTTGTCATATTCTTCATAAACAATGCATTCTCCATTTTCACAAGCCATAATGATGACTAATTTCTTTACCATTATACCAGTAATCTCGTATAACATACAACCATATGCCATACACTGAACAAAATAGTGTTCAATCCACTCTCTTGGTTTTGGTTTTTTAGAAGTTTTAAAGTCGATTATTGCTAACTCACCATTATACTCTCCGATACAATCTACAGTTCCTGCAATACCAAGAACTTTACTGTAAAGAGAACCTTCAAGAGCATGAATATTATTTATACAATTTAATTCTGGTTTTGCAATTTTGAAGAGAAAATCAGATAAAGGTTGGACTGGTGGAAGGTCTTTATTGTAAAGATAATTTTCCACCAGTGTATGCATATCAGTTCCACGACTGGTTGCTTGTTTAGTAATTTTATCTGCTTGCTTTTCCCCAACTTTTTTTCTCCAATCAGCAAAGAACTGACGGTTCTTATGACTGGTTACAGAGGTAATTGAAACAAGTTTAATTGGTTTATCTTCTTCTGGTATTGTGTAATAACGAACACCATCTATGGTTTCCCTTTCAAGTTTTGGAAGATTAATATCAATATGAGTGAAAAGATTACTTTTTATTTGTTTTTCACCATATAATTCATTATATTTTTCAATTAAAGGATTAGACATTAATAACCTGCTTCCATTTTTGCAACAATATATTCCTTAACAAGTCCAGACCTACAAATATCATCTACTCCAAATTCAATAATATCAAAAGATTCCATCTTTCTTAGAATATTCATAAAATCACTAATGCCGTTTCTTTCATTTGTTTTAACCAAATCAGATTGTGTGGCATCTCCACAAAAAATAATTCTGCTATTTTCACCAACACGAGTAATGATAGAATCCAATTCGTGAAAATTAAGGTTCTGATATTCATCAACAATAATGATTGAATTATCAAGTGTTGTACCACGAATAAAAGATGTGCTCCAAAACTTTACAGTTTCCTGAGATTTGAGATTACCATAAAGCATCTCAAAATCAGCATCACTGGGCATTTGGAACATATACTTTACCATATTCTTATAAGGAATTTGATAAAGAGCAGACTTATCATCGTGGTCTCCTGGAAGAAAACCAATCTCACGAGTTGCTACAAGAGAACGAACCACATAGATTTGTTCGTATGGTGTTGTCTCATCTAATACATCTTTAAGTGCATTATAGAGACTGATAAATGTTTTACCAGTACCAGCACAACCATAAGCAACCAAATGTTTTCCGTTTTGATATGATTCAAAAAGTTTTCTTTGATTCTCTGTTAAAGGTTCAACATCAATGAGATAATCAGCACTGATTGGTTTTCTCCTCTTCATCTGTTTGGATGTGTAACCAACACCAATTGGTTGATTGTCATTGTTTCTTCTTTTTCTTGCCATAGTTAAATCGGTTTTACGTTTGCCCCAGGAACCTTTGAAACTTTAGAAAGTACCTCATTCCATCCAGGATTTCTGCTGACGTGCTTACTTAGCATATCACCAATCTCTCCTGGTGTGGCACATCCTTGTGACCAATCACGGGACCAAGGTTTATTATTTTCATACCAATCCATAATATCATGGACACTCATTTCAATAACTTTTTTTTCACCCGTTTCCGGATTATAAACTGGATATATTGCCATTAAACCAATCTCCATCCTTTATGTTGTTGTTGTCTTCCTCTACGCAAATCATATATGCAAGAGGGTTTTAAATTGTGTAGTTCACAAAATTCATTAATATTGTCACCATTATATATTTCCCCCTTTGGAGACATCAATTTAAACGATTTAACATGTAAGGGAGGTTTTATTCCCATATCTTTATTTCGTTTAGAAAGACGATTTTTCGCATCTTCACTCATACCTGGACCCAATACTCTACCCTTGCAGGAATTTCGTATCTTTTCTTTACTTTTTTCAGTATGTCCAGTAAAGATAGGAGGAGCATCTCCACCATTTGATTTATTGCGAAGAATTCCAGTTCCCAAATCTTTTCTACCAAAAACATTAATCATATAAATTTCATGTTTATATGCAGCATCTTCTGTAAGATTATTTTTAAGAATGAGTATTCTGTCTTTTGGTGGAGGAGAAAAGAAATCATGTTTTTGATATGCTCTTCTACCTTTACCTTTACCAATATACCATGGAGTTTTATCTTCTCGTAAATAAGCGTAAGTATAATACTCCATAAAATTACAAAATCAACACAAAAATATTTAGGGACTCAGACGTGCTCTATGCAGTCTCTTCTCTTCATAGTAGTTCCAAACATTTGGTGCCCATAGTTTCAGTTCGGGAGCAATTGCATCACAAAGTGCTTGAATTTCAAGTTGAGCATCAAGTTTTGAACGAAGATCCATAAAGTGAAGAACAGACCTTAGATTGAAAGAAACCACAAAGTTCTGACGAATTGCCTGAGGAAGATAATCCCGAATATGCTCTTCACACATACCCTGCTCATAGTAATCAACATACTCCTCACACTCACTCAAAATGCGATCTAACTTGCGTTGTCGGTGCTCTTCGGTCCATTCATACTTCTTACCCTTACGATTGGTGTAGAATCCCACAGGGCGCACATAGAAGACCTCTTCAACATCAAGTTCCTTTTTAGCAACCTTAACTACACGCTTTCCAGTATAACGCTGAGATTGAACATCCCAACTAGTTCCGATACGATGAGTTCTTGCCTGAACGATAACATTATGAACAAATCCAGCACAAGAAAAAGTAATGCCAGGGTGCTCAATTGGACCCCAATGCCCTCTCTCATTAGCAAGCAATTGTTCAACAATCCACTGACCACATTCGTGATGGTTAGGAACTGGAACGTTATGAATCGGAACTTCAGAATAATCGCCCTTTCCTGCTTGCCAAATAACTTGTTCTGGGATTGGATAACCCTGAAGTTTTACAACTTCAAGTCTTTTATCCAGTTCAAGAAGGTCTTTTGCTTTAATAGGTTTCATTTCTTTCCAAATCCTTTTGTTGTTTTTGCTTCAAGTTCTGCAAGTTCTTGTTTTACTACTCGCAGTTGTTTTTTCATATCAATCAGTTGCTCAGAAGAATATAGGTGTTCTTGTTTTGTCAATCTTTCAAGCAACTTTACTAGTTCTCGTGCTCTATTAGTCATTATCATCCTCAAAGATTTCGTCGTAATCTAAAATTGGTCTTTTTCCCATCGGTTTCATAGGAGTGTAAGCAGAAGTATCAGAATAAATTTCTGCCTTTAGAGAATCAACTAAGAGTTCAAGATTACGAACAATAAGTTTTAGTTTTTCTTTGTCCATAGAATGTTTTCTTCTCACTTTATGTTAACACAAAAAAAGGGAGAAGACAATCCCCCCCCTTTATCTTATTTTTTTGTTTTTTTATCTTTAACTTGATAGTTATATGATTTTGGATTTACAGTTCCTTCTGTCCATTTAATCTTTAAGATATT